TAGCTGGCATCCTATCAGCTCTTGATGCTGATGCTGCATATACATGAAGTTCATTACCTGTTGAACCACTCACATATACAGGTGTACCTTTAGCCATGAAACCATTTTTGTTTTTAACGGTTTCTATAACTTGTCTTGGTGTTCCATCTATTAAGAATGTAGTACCATCTCCTTTTGTAAATGTAATCTCACTAAAATCATTTGATGCTGTTACAAGTAAAGAACCTGTATCTGTTGCTACACCTGGTATATTAGTTGTAAAAGTAGAACCATCACCTTTAGTGAAGGTCATATCTCTTGTTCCATTATCGAAAGATGCTGTTGTTAACAATGAGCCAGAATCAACTGTAAATGACCCACTATCTTCGTTGGATACCATCGAATCAATAATATCTTCATTAAAAGTTCTCAGTATCTCTGGTGTAATCAACTGAGAATTGTTATTTGGAAAACTTGAGTTGTTTTCCGTTCTTAATTGTGATTTAGTTTTACTGCTCATTGTTCCTATCTTATTATTGTTATATCAAATCCATCATCGAAGCCACTTGAGAATCCACCTCTTCTAACTATTGTAGATTCTGTCTTTCCTATTCCTTGATTCTGTAAATAACCATCACAACATTCTCTTGAATAGGTGTTTGAATCTAAACAAAGACATCCTCTACGCGAATTCTTCGGTGAGGATTTACCTATCGTTGGTCCGATATAAATGCCAGTTTCTCTTCTTTTTCTTAAACTTCTGGAATATGACATAAAGTTTTTATGTATATAACAAAAGAACCTACAATTATATTGGTTATCTACTTCTTATACTTACTCATTGTAGCTCTGTGTATAGCTTGTTCCATTGTATTCTTATCTGCGAGGTAACATAAATACAACAAACACTCTTCTAAAGGTCTTGATGTTATTTCCTCGAATTTAGTGAGGTCATGGTTTGCGAGGATTGCAATTGATTGATAACCTCTCCACTTGTGCGTAAAATTGACTTGATGTGTTGCGGCTGGTTGGGATTGGTCAATACCTCCTCCATCAAAGATTTCCGGATATCGTTCAACAAGTCCAGATAGATACGATTGAAGAAAAAAAAACAACCAAAGTGAAAATCCATATTCACATCATACCATTTCTCTGTATCTAATACTTTATCTGAGTTATAATTTTCTATTTCATATAACACACCTTGTTTCTTCTTTACAGGTCTGTATAAGATAGAAAGTATCTTAGGCCAGTTCTTATCTAATGTAAGAGTTTCTATTTTACTTATATCTAAATAAGCACCATAAGCCATTTGTGATAGATTAGGTTCGAACCCATACTCTACATCATCTATGGTAATAAACTTTTGTAATTCGTAATCTGTTTTGTTAAGAAGTTTATATAAATCTTTTTTAATCTTCTCTACTGTTTCATTATCTAAAGCACGAGCAACCTCAGGTGTAATACCACATAAGTTATAAAGTAAGAATGCATCTTGTGCTTGTGAATCATCACTATAACTTTCTAAATCATTTTGTATTGTAATGTATTTCCTAAGATTAATCGCTGAATAATCAGTAGGTACGGTTATCTTAACTTCTTTTTTCATTTTGGTAAATTTCCTTTTACTGTTTCAAACTTAACCGATGGAGGTAAAAAGTTTGGTACTTTTGTTTCTTCTACTATAATTGCTTCTATCTCTTCTATTTCTTCTCTTAACTTTAAATCTGTAATCTCTATCTTTTGATGACCTATTACCGATTTTAATTTTAGAATATCACCTCTTTGTTTTTGTAACTGAGAATCTCTTAACTTAATCTCTGCTTCTAAATCTTCTATTCTTTGTTTAAGATTGTGAGCATATGTTGATACTTGTTCAAGATGTGTATAAATCTCGTATTTATTTTTATTTTCGTATTCTTTTGGTAATTTTACTTCTATTATCTTTGCCATTATCTAAAACTTATTGTGTATTTTCCTTTGTTCTCTGCTTTTATAGATAACCTCATCATCGCAACATATCTTAATGAATCGATTAAGTGGTCTAATCCACCTTGTGGTTTGTCTAATTGTATTCCGTATTTATCTGTACTCCATTCGTATGCATATAATTCATTGATTAGATTCTGTGAACTTCTTTCTACACATAAACCATAATTCTGTAAAACACCAATACCGAACTTTATACTATCAGGCCCTTTCTTTACAGGTTTAATATTAAAACCACTTCTATAAATCTCTTCGATTAATCTTGGTTCTGCTGAATCAGCCCATATCTCTGTATTACCTACATTTAGTTTATCTAATCTATCTATAATATCTTTAGTTACTAAACCTGTTTCGTAAAGTAATTCTCTTAGATATAACATATCTCCTTTACGATGTACTGCAATTACCGCGGTTGGGTCATTCGAATATCCAAAGTCCATACCCAGAGCTACTAACTCTTCAACAGGAACTTCATCTACTATTTGGAATGTAAAGATTGCTTTATCATTCGGAGCATATTCACCTAAACCATAAATCTTCCAATACTTTGGATTCTTATCTTTAAGAGCTTCGATTTGTTTTACCATTTCTTTTGGAAGATATGGATTATCCTTGTAAGTTGTTACAAATCTATCACACTCTTCCATTTCTCTTAACCAATGGTAAGGTGAAACCGTGGGGTTAAACGCAAGTATTATTTGACCTTGACATCTTATACTTAATTGAAAATAACTCTCCTCATCTATCTCTGATGCTTCATCAATAAAAAGTATATCTGATTTAACCCCACGAAGTTTCTCCGGGTCATCTGTGTTTAGGAAACTTAATGTTGAACCATTACCAAATTGGTAAATTCTATCTGATATGTTATACGCTGTTGTATCCCATACTCCTAACTCTATCATAATATCCTTGAAATCCTTGATTACACTTCGTTTAAGAGAGGGAACGGTCTTTCTTACTATTGTGATATCATTTTTAGATTGTAATCCTTGTACGATGAGATATTGAAGTATAGCATAAGTCTTACCACTTCTCGTACCTCCGATGTGTTGTGTAATCCTTTGTCTTGCATTCAAAAGATTATCAAATGTAATAGTTGTGTTAATTTCTACATTCATTCTTCTGAACCACTTCTGTTTATGTTTACAGTAATCTGTTGTATTCTTTGTTCTATCTCACCTTTCATTTCTATTCTTGCTTGTTTAGGTAAGTGGAACTCTAATAACTTCAATGCTATATCTACCGCACCTTTTGGGTCTTTCTTTACCAAATCATCCATTAACTTAGGTAAATCATCTAATACTCTATTTGTTGCACGAGCAACATTTAGTTTCATTTGTTCCGTTGAACGATTGATTGCTCCTTTAGGTCTACCTTTACTTAATTTATTTCCTTTTTGGAATGGCATGTTTTCTTATGTTATTTTAACATTATAACAAATATATATATAATTATATATCAAAGAATTGTAATTGTTTATCTAATAATCCTTTACAAAACCATGCAACTCCAAAGTGTGGTGCACCTTTACCTGTAAAGTCTATTCTTTTGTTTAAAACTAATAATTCTAATCCATATTCATCAAACCATTTACCTCTACGAATTCCTTGTATAGTTGATACTGGCAATAATAATCCAAAAGGTTTTTTTAAATCATAACATCTTTTAATAAACTTATCTTTCTTTGAATAAGGTGGATTGGTTAAGATTACATCACATTCAGGTATATCATCTTTAAGAAAATCTTTATTACCACTACTTAAACAAGTATATCCATTTTGATTTAAATAATCTACTATATTAGAACTAATACCACTTGTACAATCATAATAAATTTTATCTTTATCTAAATAAGGTATTATTGGTTCTAATGCGGTAGGTGGAGTGTAACATTCATCTGATTGAGAATTATTACCTGTCTTGTTTAACATTTTTAAATTAGATGATGCCATAAATTTAATACTCTTACTCTACTTTTGTAGTGAAAGGGTTATCTATGTTGTGTTTTAAGATACCCTTTATTTTTTTTATTTCCTTTTTGGAATAGCATGTTTTCTTATGTTATTTTTACATATATAACAAGGATATATATGTATGTATGTGATATTATATATATTTATATATCACCATACTCTTCTTCCATTTTTCGTTGAATATGTACTGGTACAATATCCCATACAAACTTTTGATAATCAGAATCAGGTTTTAACATTAAATCTCCCATTTCTTTTAGATATTCTCTCCATTGTTTATATCCTTCTTCTATATACCATTGTTTTAAATGTTTTGGTTGTTTAGTAGTTGGTGAAAGCCAATGAAGTAATCTTTCATCGTATTTAGCTTGTATTTGTTTTTTCTGATTGTGGAAGTTATTGTAGTTCTCGTTATCTAAGAGTTCTTGTAGATTGTTAATCGATGGTCTGTTCATTATCAAATGGATTATCTATTATTGTTTTTAAATGTTCTTTTATCTTTTTAATATTAAGAAAGGTTGTACTTTTAGAAATACCGATGTTGTTAGAGAGTTCTTCCATTGTCATTTCACTAAATGCATACAATTCATATAACTTAGCAGAACTCCACATACGAGTTTTCTCTAATCTTTTTAATTCTCCTTTAAGATTATCATATGCATTTTGTATTCTAACATCTGAATCTATATCGTATGGTTTATCTTCTTTATCTTTCCAACGAGTGGGATAGTTGTTCTTACTTTCTCTTTTTATCCAATTTATATAACGAGAACTTAGGAAATTATGGCAATATAATAAATTAAAAGAATCTCTATAAAATAATTTTGGATTACACTTCTCACCTAAATACACATACAAATCTTGTACTAAATCTTGTGCAAGTTGTACATCTTTGGTTTTGTTATAAGAACAAGCCATCAACCACTCATGATGTTTTGTATGAAGAACACCTAATCTTTTAGTGTTTTCTGATTTGATATTTTCTATTGAACCACTAACTAACATACTCTCTTATCGCATCTACAGCTTTTTTCCAATGTTTACCAGAAGAACCACAAGTACATGGTTGTTTTTCTGATGAACCTGTAATATTTTTATATGTAGACCATACCCATGATGCTAAATCATTTGGTATATGAGTATTTATTCTTTCTAAATTTTTGTTAATTTGTTCTAATTCTTCTTTAGTAAATTTTGATTCCATCTTCTTCCTTACAAGTTAATTGATTAAGCCATATTCTTCTTTCCTCACATCCACATGATTCATATCCAAGTTTTCTTGCAATAAACATTGCTATATCTTTTCCATTACCAAGTGTGATGATTGTTATGATT